CTCCGGTGATCTCTACGCCGAATCATCCGAGGGGGTGGCCATCGCCGTGCGGGAGTGGTGCGCCACTGCGCCGGCTGATCTGCGGATCATCCTTTGCGGCTACGACACCGAGCACGATGCCCTCCTGCAGCGCGGCTGGTCTGTTGCTGAGGGCAAGGCAGGCCGAGGGGCGGGCTACAGCACCAACGGCCTGAACGGTCGCCGCGAGCGGCTGTGGCTGTCGCCGGCCTGCATTGGATCGGCCCAGCTCGGCCTCAGCCTGTAGCCCCCGCCAATAGAAAGCCCCCGGGGTTGCCGGGGGCGTGAAGCTCTCTTCGCCGCCACCCTAGGCCATCGGTCGCCGAGCGTCCACGCCCACCCAGCCGCCGAACGTCCAGGCCCACCCGCTAGCCGGCCCCTCGGCCCAGACGCGCGGGTTCAGATTGCGATAGCTGTAGCGTTCAGCTTCGCCGGCTACGAGGGCCCGCGACGTCCACCCCCCGCGCACTAGATCCAGCTCCCCGTAGGGATCATGCACCAGCCACCGCCGGCCGCCTGGCGGGCCCTCGTAGCCGTAGGCCACGATCCAATGGCCGCCGCCGGTCGGCGCCGTCACCGGGCCATGGTGGAGCACGCCGAGACAGCAGGGCCGGCCGGCCTGAAGCTCGGCCTCGATCTGCGCCACGGAGGCCATCTGCGTGAACCGGCCCGGGGCCTGCAGATACCGCAGCGCCTGCTGATGCGCGGCCTGGCTGGTCGTGTCCCCAAACCTGCGGACCACCTTCAGGTAGTCGAGATCATCGCGAATGCCCGGCACCCTCAGGTAGGCCAGGCACATGGCAATGGCGCTGGACTGGCACTGACGCCAGCCCTCCGGCCCGTTGTCCTGCTGGGGGAAGTAGGGCACCACACCGGGCACCTTCACCACCCCAGCTGCTGGCCTCGTCGGCGCCGCCTCGGGCAGCTTGCCATCCTGGCTCCAGGCCGCGAACCACGGCCGATCACGTCGCATGGCCGCCGCGTAGCCGTTGGCCCGTAGGTCATCCTCGAGCTCAGAGATCGCGGCCAGCTGATGCGGCAATCCCCGGTAGAACCGGAACAGCTGATCCAGGCCGATCGGGGCAGGGTTGCTCATTCCGAGACCAGCGCAACGGATACATCGTAGAGGCCGCCATCACGGGCCTTCCGGCCTGGTGGGCTGGCATACCTCCACAGCTGCCCCGCCGGCACAACATCATCGGTATCCGTATGGGTCAGCCACAGCGCCGCCGGAATGTCAAATGCCACCGTGCGCCCGCGTTGACCTAGGTAGTGGTCCCGGATCTGATCGGCCTCAGCTTGCGTGATCGCCGGGAACTCAAGGGCCAGCGGCACACCATGAGCGACAGCCGCATGAATGAAGCGCACGAGATCGGCATTCGGCGCCACCACATCGGAGACCGGATGGGCGCCGAGGTTGTAGCTACGGGCCAGCGGCTGGAGGGCGGGGAAGATGGCCATCAGACGGGCGTTGGGTGGGGGATCTCCCAGGTGCTGGCGGCAACGGCGAAGGTCGTGCCAGAGCTGCTGACGTTGGCCGGGTTCTCGATGATCATGACCAGCTCATCGGCCGAGGATGCGCCACCCCGGGCCCGGTAGATCACGGCGGTGCGGGCGGTGATGGTGGAGCTGGCCCACGATGCGCCGCCAACGGTCAGCGTGGTCTTGTGGTTGGTGGTGTCGGTGGTGATTGTGAGCGTCACCGTGGCCCCGCCAGCGGTGTAGCCGTTGCCGCTGACTTCATTGGTTACATCATCGCGGCGATTATGCGCCCGGCTGGGGGTGTATGCGCTGGTGCACAGCATCATCTTGAAGGTGTGCGACGTGTTCACGTTTCCGGCGAACACATCAGCCAGCAGCGAATCAGGAATCAGGGAAGCCATGGCTACAGGATAGGCAGGGTGGAACGGTAGGGATGATCGGCCGGCAGATCACCCGGCACCAGTAATCGGTGAGCAATCCAGCCCTGCAGCTTCCAGCGGTCCGCATCACTGGGTAGGGCGCTGCACACGATGATGGCGTACTGGTTGCCGATGATGCCCCGGTCGCCGTAAAAGTTGGTGCGGTCGGCCGAGAACTCGCTAACTGCAACAGACGCCGTGGTGGCGAACTCATAGGAGGTGGGGCGGTTGCGCTTCACCATCGCCACCGGTGCGGTTCTGGTGCCGGTCATCCATCCATCGCCGTTGCGGACGGATGCGGAGCTGTAGGAGGGGTGCAGCAGCAGATCAGGCCGGGGATCGGATGGATAGGGAGCGAAGAAATCAGAGTAGATAGCATCACCGATTAGGAACTGGTTGCCGGTGTCGGGCTGGAAGAACTCTGCCGCCACCAGCACAAACCGAGCCGTGGTGATGCTGGCCGCTAGGTGTAAAAACTGCCCAGCCGTTGTAGCCATGCACGCGACTCCAGAAGTGCTAGTGCCAGGTGTCGGGCGCCTCGACGTGGTGGCTTGGTTGGCCTGTCGGTTGTTGCCCGATTCGTCGTCCTGGTGCTGGTAAACGCCGCCCTGCAGGTGCCGTGCGCCGGTGTTGGTGAAGTTGAGAAACAGCTCCAGTGCCGGCAGGTTGGTGGGCGCCCAGAGGGCGCCGGCCACCATGCGGCCGGGGGTGAGGGTGGAGGCTGGTGAGACCAGGGCTACGCCGGTCCCGAATGGGGTCCGGCCATCAGTAAGTGCCCCCGGCACCAGCGGGCCGGCCATGCTCACCAGCTGCACCGAGCCGATCAGCACACTGCCGCGCGGCTGGCAGGTGAAGGAGCAGGAGGCGTTGAAGAAGTCGGTGTGAAGATCCTCCACTTCAGGCGCGCTGGTGTAAGTCCAGCTCTGCCCTGCTGGTGTATCGGCTGCCGGCAGTGTTGTGGTGGTGAACAGGAACGAATCGAACGTACTCCGCTGGCCCCGGTAGTGATCCTTCAGCAGCAGAAACTCGGCCTCGGTGAGCCCCACGAACTGCAGCGTGATCGTTCGCCCGATCTCGGCATTCCCGTGCCGCACCATGGAGGCTTCCCCGTTCATGGCAGCGGTTTCGCTGACGGGGAACTGCCCTGGTGTCAGGTCGTAGGGCGCAGGGGTGAGGGCGGGGAAGGTGGCCATTACGGTGGAATCCTCAGCACCTGCCCCGGGAAGATCAGGTCAGGGTCGGGGCCGATGCTGTCTTTGTTGGCAGCGTAGATGTCAGGCCAGCGGCCGCCGTTGCCGTAGAACCTTTCGGCCAGGCCGGTCAGGGTGTCGCCCGGCCGGACGTACCACCATGGGTCAAGGTTCGGCGGATCACCTAGGCAATCGTGGCGGGATATGTTGATCTCATACAGGTGAGGTTGCAGGCCGGCCTGGCGGGGCAGGAAGTATTGCGCCGTAATCCGTTGCGGCTGATCGTTGGAATCAATGTAGTCGATGTATACGTCATAGGTTTCATAGGCGCTATCCACTACAGGGACGGTATTAATTGCAACGCCAGGCCAGCCCTTGGCGCCTACCACGCTCGCGCTTGTTGACGCGAAGAATATGCCACCAGTCCTGACGGCCCAGAACGCGCCGAAGTCAACACGGCTGTAGCCCAGCGGGCATCGGCTGTCACCATCGCCTACCGGCTTCGCTGGCGTCCCTCCACCATCCGGTGGCGGCTGGGCAGTGGGCGAGCGGTCGGGCGTCTCGCTGCGATCAAAGCCGCCGCCCTGCCCGCCGCTGCCTGGGTTGGTGGGGTTGGTGGGGGCGCTGAAGGGCGGGCTTGAGCTGATGCTGGAGGACGGCGGGCGGCTGGTGTCGGTTGCCCGCTCGAACTCATCACAGGAGGCCGTCTGCTGGCTGGGCAGGATCACGCCCGGCACCGTGGCCTCGGCCACCGCCAGGGCCAGCAGTGAGCGGCCCTGATTGTCAACAGGGAAGTGCTCCAGGCCCCACGATTCTTCCCCCGACAGCGAGCGGCCGATGCTGACGATCTCGTACCACTCGTTAATGGTGGCCACCTGCCGGGGCGTCTCGGCCCGTAGCTTGACCTGCACGATGTCGCCTTCCTTGGCATACCGGGATTGAATGCCAGGCCGCAGCTTGACGCTAGCCACATGGGTCCGCAGGTATCGGCAAGCGCGCTGGTAGTGGCCGGCCCTGGCGGCGTGCAGTTCGGTGGTGCAGAACGGCGACATATCCAGCGACTCCACGGGAGCGCCGGTCACCTGCTGGCCCACCTCCAGGGTGCGCGGGATCGGCGGTTCTAGATCATCGTGCTGCTGTCGCCAGTTGACCTGATAGTTCGGCGCCTGACTGTCGTTGCTGTAGGTCTGCTGGAATGAGCCCGGCACGATGCTGGCCTCATCCACCAGCCAATTAGCCGACAACCGGCCGGTGTTGATAGTGCCGTCTGCGTTGACCGGCAGCAGCGGCCGGAGGCCAAGCTTCCCGTGGATCTTGGTGCGCCGCAGCAGGAACAGCGGCAGGATTCGCACCAGCCAGTCGCCCAGATTCGCCGGCTCTCGGATCTCACCGTTGAACCACAACCCATTGGCCTCAGTGAACAAGGCCGCGGCCTGGAAGCTGGGGATATCGATCAGCCCGGCCGGAACCCGGCTGCTGCGCTCGATGGCATGAAGCACCAGATCGGCGATGTTGTCGGACGGCCCCACCACTGCATCCAACAACCGGCCGCGCTCCACCGTGCGGCCTTCACGGACGAACACGTTGCCCCCCTTGCTCCAGTCATCCGAACCGCCGGGAACTGAGCTGCTGAACTCCAGGGTCGAGAGGCCGGAGTAGTCGCCGCCGCCGCCGGTGAAGCCCGGGAAGGTGGGCACCTGGTAGGCCGTCTGTGCCGTGGCGAAATTGCCGGGGTCCCAGCTGCCCGCCCTGGTGTTGTAGTTCTGGGAGAAGCGGCCACGGCGGCAGCCGCCGATGCGGAAGTCCCGCACCTCAATGCCCTCCATGGGGCCGTCACCTAGGACGCAGTGGTAGGAGGCTGTAATGCTGCTCGGGCTGTTCTCAAAGCGGGCTTCGGTCGCCCTCGGGAACACCAGCACCCCACCCACATTCCCGCGCCGCCGGCACCAGATCAGCGGGATCGGTTCACCGATGGCCATTGCCTGCTGCGGCTGATCCAGCGGCCCGCTACCGGTCGCGGCGGTGGCGGCAGCCTGCGGCGCCCGCTTACCATTGGCGGCTGAGGTGATGGCGAAACTACCGGTCGCCGTGCGAGGGTACTTCTGCTCAATGGTGGCGAAACTGAAGCTAACTTGCTCCGCTTTTTTCATAGCCGGCACGGTACTCCAATTAGCCTCGTGGTGGCCAGCAGCGGCGGGAACTGCGCGCCGACCGGCAGCAGCGGCGATCCCAGCCGTAGCGCCAGGGTGGTGGCATCGCCCGTCAACCCCACCACCTGCCCTAGGGCCGAGTCGAGCAGCGGCATTCCGGCCGGCGGGCCGCTGAGGGCGGCGGCCTCGTCGGGCTGGTAGATCCGCAGGTTGACCACCCAGCGCAGCGCCACCGCTTGTGTTGCCAGGGCACCCGCATCACCCTCGCGGGGGAGGGTGATCGTGATTTGATCGGAGGCCGCGGCCGCGCCGGCTGTGAGGCCATCCCAGTTGAAGGCGAGATAGTCCCACCGCTGGCTTTCCCACGTCACGCCCGCGTCGATCCAGTGGTTCTGCCAGCGCCGGTAGATGGTGCCGTTGCCGTCGCTCAGCTCCAGGAGGGCGGCTTGTGCGGTGGGGAGGGATGCCACGATCAGGCACCTCCTAGCGCCATGCGACCGGCAGGGCTGGCCACGATGCCGAGCGCCTGATCCACAGCCATCGCCATGCCGCGCTCCAGGTCATCCATGCTGACCCACCTAGAGCCGTCCGGCTGCTGCAGCACCGGGCCGGTCTGGATCGTGATGCCGGGGCGGGCGCCGGCCGGGCCTCGGGTGTGGTCGATCACCGTTTCTCTGGGGTGGAGCACCGCCATAAATCCGCCCTTCCCGTCGATGCCACCGGTCCTGGGGGCGTTGCCGGTGTAGCCGCCGCCGGCGAATGCCCGCACGTAATCCACGATCCCATTGCGGATACTGGCGTGGTACCTGTTGCCGCCTGCGTCTTCCATCACCGGATATCCGTTGTAAACGGCAGTGGTAGGCCTCAGGCCGGTGCCAGGCTCACCGGCACGGGCGGCTGCGACCGGGGCAGGATTAGCCCTGGCCTGGGATTGCGTGCGCTCGGCCTGAAGCTGTGCATCAGCGGCCCGCCTCCTTTCGTCGGCGATCTTCTGAGCCGTTATGTACTCCCGGTCGGCAGCATTGGCCGCGGCCTTTTTAGCGTCTAGCTGCCTCTCCAGTTCGTCGGCTTGCTGGCCGTAGTAGCGCGCAAGGATCAAAGCATCTTCGGCCTGCCGCTTGTCCTGCCACGCCATTTTCCGCTTGTTGTCCAGGCTTCTCACCTCCGCGTCGATCTGCTCCGCTAATGCCTGCCGCCGGAGCCTGGCATTCTCATAGTCCAGCGCTGCAATCTGCCGCATGATCGGGATTTTCTCTGCTTCCGTGGTCGCCTGATCCAGCTTCACCTGTAGCACCGCCTTGGCGGCATTGTTGATCTCGATTTCCGCGTTAATCCTTGCATCCTGGTATTTTGCCGCTAGCTGTATCTGCTGGTTGGTGGCATCAAGCAACATATTCATGCGTTCGTATTCAGCGTTGGTCATTGCGACCGACCCCCTAAAGGCCTCCTGCGATTGCTTGGCTTCATCCTGCAGCCGCTTGGTTTCCTGCAGCTGCGCGTTAGCTTCTGTCGCTGCTGAAATTGCGCTTTGGTTTTCTTCGTCATTATTCGGGATTAGGCTGCTTTGGCCAAAACGTGCCCGCGCTTCACGCAGCGCAATGATCTCGTTTTTGATCGCGGCAATTTCGGCTGCTTTGTTGCCCGCAAATGGAAGATTAAAAATCCTTAAAGCGATGGCCGCGTCTGTTGTCTTATTAACCAGCTCTTGCATCAATGGCAGAAGCTGCTTACCAAGTACAACCCCCAGCTTTACAAATGATTCCTTCAACGTCTCAATGCTGTCGTTGTAGCTATCTGCATCATCGGCGAACTTCTGATCAAAGCTGGCATTCATGCTCTCAATCGCCTGCCTACCCTCGCTGAGCATCGGGATCATGTTGGCGCCAGACTTGCCCATCAGATCCATCGCCAGCGCAACCCGCCGCTGTGGGTCAGGCAATGCCGCAAGCCGATCGGCAATCCTCAGCATCTGCTCATCTAATGGCACCATCTTACCATTGGCATCTGTGGCGCTAAGGCCTAGCTCGCGCAATGCGTCAGCCGCCGGGCCTTTGCCGGTCATGGCGGCCTCTGACATATTGCGCGCCAGCTTTGTGAATGCCTTTCCGGTTTCCTCGATATTGCTGCCGCTCATATTTGCGGCCTGCTGAAACTTGCTCAGCATCTCTACACTGATGCCAGTCTTTATGCTTAGATCTCGCATATTGTCTGCCGCGTCTACCGTGCCCTTAACGAAGTTGGCCAGGCCGGCTGCGCCCAGGCCCACGCCCAGCGCAGCAATCCCACCAGTCAGCCCACTAAGAGCCGAGCCCATGGCGGAGAATCCCGATCCCACGCCTTTGCCGATGCTCTGGATGCTGAGAAGGTTGCGCTCCAGGGTGTTCAGGCCGCTGCTCTCAGCCTTGGCGACAACCCTCAGTACAGCATCCATGTTGACGGCCATTGCCTAGCCTCCCTTCAGGATTGCAAACTCGATTGTCTGCAGATCGTCTATCACCGCTGGCAGATCCTTCTTCCTATAGAGTCTAGCCATCGCCAACACGGCGGGGTAGTCCAGGCCTACTCTGCCATAAGGCCCCATGCGCCACTGCGTCTGGCAGCGCAGGAACAGATCGGCGGCCGGCCAGTTCTCGGGCCACACCAGGAACGGCTTCGGCTCGGGCCGCTTGATCCACCCTGCCGGGAGCTTGATGCCCAGCCCATCGGCCGAAGCCTGGAGCTTGTCGGGGCTGTCTTGATCGGCGCCGGCAGTGAGCCAATATCGGGCAAAGTCTACGAGGTTTTTTTTCGCCCGTATCCGATGGCATCATTCCAGGCCCTGACAATGGCAGCAGCAAAAGCAGAGCGAGCGAGTAGCTTTTTCTTTAGGGCTGGCGTGTACTCAACCGGCGCCCCATTCTTAAGCATGCCAGCAGTCCAGCCGGCGAAGACTTCATCGGCAATTTGCATATCATCAATCATGCCATCGACTGGTTCACCAGCACGGGCGGCAATCATGCGCTGTCTTACCTTCTCGTTCAGCTCATCAATGCGCGGCTGGCTGATGCGGTTGAATAGAGCCGTGAAGGTTTCCGTCTTGTGGCCTTCGCTGGTCGGCTCCTGAATTTCTACATCCCACTCGTAGCTGTCGCCCTTGTCAATCTCAAACATGGCTTGTAGGTGTGGTGGTGTGGCATCGCCGCGATGATCAAGTCATCACGATGTTGAACTCCTGGTTAGCCGCTGAGGCAACCTGAGTAAAGGGGACTTTATAGCCCCGCTTGCCATCCAGATCGACCACCTCGATGGCGCCGAACTGGATAGACGGGTGGTTGAGCGTAACGATGTTCCCGGCGCCACCGTTCACCGGGATGATCAGCGCGCCGAGGGTGCTGGCGGTCGCTGCGGTAAAGGGGTTGTAGGTGGCCAGGGCGGTGGCGGCAATCGTGATGGAGCCGGTCACCGTGCGATCCTGAATCGCCACCTCAGGGGTGCAGCCGGCGTAGTCGTAGAACTGCGTCGTGTTCGCCACCTCCACCTCATACTCAGCCACGCAGACGGCAACACCGCCCAGCGTCACCGTGCCAGCCGTCAGGCCCGCCGAGTTGAACGCCACAGGGTTGGCCTGCGCGGGGAAGGTGGGGGTCAGGTTGGCGGTATCGCTGGGGACCTGATAGATCCCCATGATGGTGGCGCTGGCCTCCAGGAAGCCGCCGGCCTGTGCGCTGATCTTGAACGAGCTGGCCCGGCAGCCGACGCCCATATATCGCTGGCCGTCGATGAAGCTGGCGACCGTGTAGGTGGTAGACGGCGCGGGCCAGGCCAACGAGTAGGTAACGCTGGTGCTGGCGACAATCGCCTTGTTGAATCCGGCCATCAGCAGGAGCTTATCCACGCCCCCGGCGGTGCCAGCGGTGCCGCTGCCAGCGAACTCAAACGGGATCTCGAATCCGATCTTCCGCTCCACCATGGCAGCCGCCTTGACCGGCCCAGGCCGGGGGCCCAGCACCGTACGCTCCAGGACCGTGACGTCCTGCACGGTGGGGGTGAATGCGCCCACCTGGATGGCATCGCTACCGGCGAGGGTTTCAGCTGTTCCGCTTGTCGCTTCGGCCTTCACGCAAACGATCTGATCTCTGAAGGCCATCGGTGGATTCCTCGGGAGCGGGGGTAGGGGCGGGGTCGGTGGTCACAGGGAGCCAGGATTCGCCATCCTCGGAAAGGATGAACTCACCCGGACCGGAAGGTAGGTTGATCATTGAAGCTCTACATCCTCCTGCCGGGTTCTGTACTGGACAGAGTAGCGGCACTGGAGAGCACAGCCCTTGACGCCGCTTTCCGGTTGGCGGCTGATTGATTTCGTATCCATGGCCAAGCCGCCGATGGTCCGATCAGCCATGATCCTCCCGTGCAGCTCCACGTAGTACGGGTCCAGCAGATCCCACCCCGGCGGGTCCTCCGGTGACCTCGGGCAGTACAGCGTCACCAGGATCGGCAGGTAGCTCACCACGTCGCAGGTGCGGGTTTCGTTGTCCACGCCGCCGGCTGCTTCCTCCCACTCCAGCATCAGCACCACGCCATCAGGCCGGCTCACCAGCCTGGCGGGATCATCCACGAACACGTCCACGCCAGGCACGTCGGCGAGCGTGGTGGACAGGGCCGTCAGGATCTGCGCGGCGATGCTGCTCATGGGGTCTGCTCAGGGGTGGCGTCAGATCGGCGGCGGCGTTGCAGCGGCCCCATGCGGGCCATCAGGCCATGGGCCAGCGGCGCCACAGGAGAGGGCACCAGCACGCCTAGAGCCACGTTCCAGCGGTTGTCGCAGGCCTGCCAGGGGCTGGGCGCCCGGTACTCACAGATGCCCACGTAGGCCACCAGTAGCAGGGGCGTTGCCCAGATCATCGGTCTCGCCGCTCCATGATATCCACCCTAGCTTTGGTGATTCCGTGGTCAACTCGTACCGTGTTGACTTCCTCTGCCATTCGCTCAATTTTGCTTGTCTGCGCTGCGTCAGATTTAAGGATGGTCTGGATATGTTGCTGGATTAGCTGCTGTGTGCTCCACATATTGAGACTCGTTCCGATCATCACTAGGCAGGTGCTAGCTACCACCATCGGCAGCGCCGACCGGATCATGTCCGCTATGGCCTGCGGGTTGTCGTCGGGCGCCATCGCCAGGTCGCGCAGTGCTGCAGTCATGCTACCGAAATGATGCGTTCCACAGGCGGCGGCAGCGGCGGCACGTGGCTGGTCTTCTGTCCCATCAGCCGGCCCATTACCGCCGCCGCTACCGCTGCCAGCAAGATCCCGCCGATGCCGGCCATTAGTGCGGTCTGCGCCAGCCTCTCCCTGTGCGTGCCTTGCATGTTTTCGATGGCAGT